ATTATAATTAAATTTAACTTCACCTATTTTTCCATATAAACCCTGTTCTCTTATCTTCCTTGTTATCACGCTAGTTGAATTTTCGTCAAAGTCTCTATGAACTGTAAGAACTGCATCAGCTTGATTGTGCCAATGAGCAGCACCACTTATATCATAAGCAGTCGGAGGAGAATATGTTCCGTCATTAGATTTTTGTAACTTAGTAGGGTGAGCTATAACCCAACACACAACTTCGTATACCCTAGTAAACCTTTTACATAGTGATATAAAGTCTCTTATATGCTCATCTTCTCTTTGATTTCCTTGTCTAATTGCAGATACTTCATTAAACGGGTCAATAACTAAACCTTTTACACCATGTTTATATATTGCACTTTTTGCAATATTTAGTATTAAATCTATAGAGGGTATGCTGTCTTTAGTTTCTATAAAAAAGAAATGTTTATGAATAAAATCTAAACCTTGATTAAGTTCAACTTTAGTCATTCTATTAGAGAAGCCTTCATCAAAAGATTTTCCTAAATACATCTGAACTAATCTCCTTATGTGCATTGATGTTGAATGTTCAGGAGAAAATAGAGCAAATCTCCAACCATGATTAATCGCTAATTTAATTAAACATTGATCTAGAAAGGCTGATTTCCCATGGTTAGGTATTCCTGTAATAACAGTAAAAGTACCAGTCATAGGTTTATAAATCTCATCAAGACCTTCTAATCCTATCTCAGTTGGTTTTTCGTAATTACCTTCGTATAGGTCATGTATTTGTGTGAAGTAGTCTTTAGCGGTGTATAAGCCGTTTATAGGGTATGGTTCAGCCTTATCTATTATTTCTTTAAGTTTTAATGCTCCGTGTTTAATTAATACTTCGTTTGCGTCTTTACAGTTGTCAGGTATTCTAACAAACCAACAAATATCTTTACCGAACCTGTGAAGTAATTCTTTATGTAATGCTTTGCCGCTAGTATCGTTATCAGTAAATAATATAATCTTTTTAGCCATCAATTTACAATTCTCTAATGCTTTATATCTAGCATCTTTTTCGTCTCCTTTAAATTCTTTAGGAGCACCATTAGGTAAAGTAGTTGCATTAATCAAACCACATTCTGCTAAAGATAAAACATCCATTTCACCTTCTGTGAATATAACTGTTTCTTCCTTACAAACCTTATCGTAGTTGTAGAGTATTGATTTAGTGTTAGCAGTCTGTCTAAATTGTTTATCTATTGTTCTATATTTGATATTAGTTAGATTTCCATTCTCATCAAAGTATTGAAAACCTATCCAGTTATTTTCATTATATATTTTAAAGTCGTTTATAGTTGACTCGCTTATACCTCTTTCTTTAAAAAATTTGACCATAAAGCTTTCTTGTTTAGGCTCAAGCCTAACTGGTTCTGTATATACTGGTTTAGTGTAAGGTCTAAATATACTACCTGTTTTTTTACCACCTTTAAAATTACAATGATGGCAATTCCAAACCACACCGTCATCATTAATAGTAACTGATAGAGGATTGTCTCTAGGGTTGTGCGGTGGTTGACAACTAGGACATTTAACTTTTTGATTTCCTTCCTGATGATGTTTTAGCTGTATTTGATTTTCATTTAATGTTTGTTCAATAGTCATTTTATCATCCTGCAAGGTTGTTTAAGGTTTTATCCTTAATAGGTTTATTTATATAATCTAAGTATCTTTGTTGATTGAGCCATGTAGTTGGGTGTGGTATAAACTTTTGTTCTGTAGCTTCATTCTCTTTCGCAAAAACCTTAGTTGCATAAATTATTTTTGATTGATTTTTCTCATTAAATTTCATAAAACTTTTAAGAGCTTGGTATTTCCCAACCCTTCTAGGATATTCTTTCCAAAACTCTTCAAAAAATATATTTTTAGAACTCTTAGTTATAGTTTTTGTATCATCTTTAGTATTAGAGGGTTCTGACACCCCCTCCCTACGGGTCTGAACACCGCTAGGGGTTGATACACCCATACCTAATAAAAGGTGGTATCTATTACTTGTGTAACCACCATTTACAGTTTTTCTGTGTTCTATTTTTATATAGCCTAGTTCTTCAAACTCTTTAATAGTTTTTTGTATACCTTTCGTATCTTTAAGACCTATTATCTTGGCTATATGACCGTAAGATGGATAACAAGTACCTTTCTCATCAGCATAGTTACCTAATATTACTAGAATTAGTTTTTTTGTTGGAGTCAAGTCGTTTGTCTTCAAGGCGTAATTGAGGTATTCAATAGACATATTTATTCCTAATGATTGTAAGGGGAAGGTGTAAAAAAATTCTTTTCAATATATTAAATCACCAAGACTTTATATACCTGATACGCGTTACAAGTCTATCAGTTATATCTTTAAGTCTTTGATCTTGCATTGTCGCGTCTGGATTTGACATTCCATTAACAGAACAGTCAATATCAAAACAATCTAGTTTTTTGTTAACATTACAAAAACTGCTCCAACAATTACCTATAGGAGCTTCATAATTGGCAACTGCTAATTTTGCATGTAAGACCATATTTTTATTGTAATCATATACATCTGTTTCAAGACTAGTTACATACAAAGCCATTCTACGAAAGTATTTACTTAGTATTTTAATTTCAGAATTTGTTAAAGGCTTCTCTTCTTCGTTATATATCTTCATGACTAGAAAACCCAAACACTCGTTAACATAATTTTCAATTTCGTTTTTAAAATAATTCATTTTATTTAATTCCCGCTATTTAAAGCCTGTCATTTTAATTAAGTGAGCCACCAGTAAATTCTGACGGCGTACAATTATTATTAAGTATGCGCCTTTAAATTCAAAAAGAAAACCCCTTTTGGAATAATATCTAATTTATTTTAAGAAAAGTGTTATTTTTAAGCGTTTTTGGAATATTATTCTGATAAGATATGATAAATAATGAACATTAAAACTCAACAAACAAAACTTACTGATACAAAGAAGTTAAAAATACGTAATGATTTTGTTCACGGACTTGACGCAGAAGATAAAAAAATATTTCCTACGCTTGATGAATTATGCAAAAAATATAAGGTTGCAAAAAGCACAGTTTACAGAGTTGCAAGAACTGAAGGTTGGAAATTACAGAAAGAGCAACTTCAATCTGAATACATAAAACAGTTAGATAGAAAAAGAAGTAAAGATATGGCTAACAAGTCATTGAAAACTGATGATAGGACTTTACAACTCGCTGATGCAATATTTGTTACTATTGCACAAACCCTACAACAAAATAATCAAGAATTACAAAAAGGAAAAAAGGGATTAGCACCACAAGGCATAAATGCAATAGCGCAAGCTGTTTCAATCGCACAAAGAGTTTCTAAATTGGCTTTAGGAGAAGCGACACAAAAAATAGATGCAACAATCAACGAAAACACAAACGAAGCGTTCCGAAGAGCTATGGAACTCCTTGACGAAGTTGAAGACAGCAGAGTCAGAAGCATACAACCTACGCATTAGTTGGCTTGAAACTGCTAGAGATAAACAACTACAACCTAAATATATAAAGCATTATATATGGCTAATATTAGCAGGTAGAGGTTGGGGAAAAACAAGAACAGGTGCGCAAGACACTGCGTTATTTGCACTTAGAAACCCTAATAGTATATGTGCTGTAGTAGCTCCTACACATGGCGATCTTAGGAGAGTATGCTTTGGAGGTCCTTCTGGTTTATTATCTATCATACCTAAAGAATGTTTACTAGAGTCAAAAGATCAGAAAGGCTATTCATCAAGTGTATCAGAAATAAGATTATTTAATGGCTCTAAAATAACTGGATATGCAGCATCAGAACCTGAAAGACTAAGAGGACCTCAGTTTCATAGAGCTTGGTGTGATGAAGTAGCTGCATGGCGTTACCCTGAAGCATTTGACCAGTTAATGTTTGGTCTTAGATTGGGAGAAAATCCCCAATGCGTTATAACCACTACTCCAAAGCCTAGTAAATTAATTAAAGACTTAGTTAAAAGAGAAGATTGTTACGTAACAAGTGGGTCTACATTTGAGAATGAAGCTAACCTTGCTGACAGCGCTCTGAAGATGTTAAAAGAAAAATATGATGGCACTAACTTAGGAAGACAAGAGCTATATGCAGAGATTATAGATGCCTTTGAAGGAGCTTTGTGGAAGCCTGAATTAATAGAAAAAGCTAGAGTTCAAGATAAGCCTACCATGTCTCGCATTATTGTAGCTATTGACCCTGCTGTAACTAATAATCCTGATAGCGATGAAACTGGTATAGTAGTAGTTGGCAAAGATGCTAATAATGAGTATTATGTAATAGATGATATATCAGGAAAGTATACTCCTGATGGTTGGGCGAGAAAAGCTATCAACTCTTATTATGATTGGCAAGCTGATATTATAGTAGCAGAGGTTAATAATGGCGGAGATTTAGTAGAGAAGATGCTTAGAAATATAGATCATAATGTTTCTTATAGAAGCGTTAGGGCTACGCGAGGTAAAATTTTAAGAGCCGAACCTGTATCAGCGTTATATGAACAAAGAAGGGTGCACCATGTAGGTGTTTTCCCTCAGCTAGAAGAACAGATGTGTAGCTATACAGGAGAAGCTAATACTGGCTCACCTGATAGACTTGATGCCTTAGTGTGGGGTATAACAGAATTATCTAAGTCTAAAGGACAAGTAAACTGGAGAATAAGCTAATGGCACAACGAACATTTCTACAAAGATTGTTTAATATAAAACAAGAACAAACTAAAGCATCAAACATGATGGGATATTTCGGAGTGAACACCGAAGAAGCACGACAATACAAATATGAAGATTTAGCAAAAGAAGGTTATCTTAAAAATGCTATTGTTTATAGATGCGTCAATGAAATAAGTAAAGGAGCAAGCGCAGTTCCTTTGCTGTTAAAAAACGGAGATGATAAAGTTGAGGATCATGAATTATTATCCTTACTTAACAGACCCAACCCATTACAATCTTATTCTGAATTTTTTAATAGTCTTTTTGGCTATGTACTTCTTAGCGGCAACGCTTACATTCTTAAAGTAGGTGGTGAGAATGGTGCTCCAAAAGAACTACATCAATTAAGACCTGATCGTATACAAATAAAAGGTAGTGGAAATGCAATACCTGATAGATATGAATATGTGATGAATGGTAGAGTTCATGCTACATATCCAGTAGACCAAGTAGACGGATACAGCGAAGTTAAGCACATTAAGTTATGGAATCCGTTAGATGACTATTACGGACTATCTCCAATGAGTGCTGCTGCTGTAGAAATAGATCAATTCAATATGTCTAGTAAACATAATGTGAACCTATTACAAAACGGAGCAAGACCAAGCGGAGCTGTAATATTTAAGCCACAAGATGATGCAGGTTTCGCAGTAAATCTAACTGAATCTCAAAGACAACAACTGCTTACTGATATGAACAATAGATTTGCTGGAAGCAATAATGCAGGAAGACCAATGTTGCTAGAAGGTGATTTTGATTGGAAAGAAATGGGTCTTTCTCCTAAAGACATGGACTTTCATCAATTAAAAAATATGGCTGCTACTGATATAGCTTTATGTTTTGGTGTCCCTAGTCAGCTTGTAGGCGTTCCTGATAGTCAAACTTATAGCAATGTAGCCGAAGCAAGGTTAGCTTTATATGAAGAGACCATTATTCCACATCTTAGAAAGATAGCATCAGACCTAAACGAATGGTTAGTGCCTATGTTTGACGATAGATTAAAATTAGAGTTTGATATTGATTCT